AAGAGCTGAGGAACAAGCACGATTCTGAAAAGATTTCTTTCACTGCACTAGCCAAGTCCTACAAACTCCCCTACCATGTCGTTCGGAACATCTGCCAGTACATCAGTTATGTCTGAACAATTGTCGGATATTTTTTGCCCTTGGCACAAGCGCAACCACCCTGGCCATAAGGGTAATTTTGGATTGATGAGTCAATGTTTGGACTGCATGGACGAGATTGAAAAATGTAGGTGCACTATCGATGTGAAGAATTTCGACTTCGATACCTACTGGCAAGTGAAGAAGTTTTGGGACAAGGTGGACAAGAAAGGACAGGATGAGTGTTGGCACTGGCTTGGCGCCACGAAGAAAAAAGAAACAGAGACGCAGGCTTACTTCCCTGCTCCCTTCTTTAGCGGCAAAACCCAGTCTGCAGCACGTGTTGCGTTCTGGACATCCCGTGGATTTACAGGAAAAATGTGGACCTTCCACCAACCGGGATGTTCGATTTTGTGTTGCAATCCGCTTCACCTGCGACTACGCGAGGTAGAATCAATTCCCGTCCCTAAAGAGATTTCAGTCGTAAACCTGAGCTATGGAAACATCTTCGAACACGCCCGCGCAAACCGAGACATCATCGAAAGTAAACTCTAAAATTAGTCAGGTAGTGCCTAGCGGTTGGCACGTTACCAATCCGAAATATGCAGGCCACATTCGGATTGGTCCTGAAAACCACTTTACGCCCTGGTTTGACTCCAGGGTGGAAGCAGAACTTGAACTACGTTGTTTGGAAAAACGGTTGAGTTATGAATTAATTAAAACTGTAGAGGATGAAGGCTCGTATCCCGAACGTGCTAAACTAATAGAAGAAAAGTATCAAGCTAGCGGCCGCACAAATAGCCTTTATACTGATTTAAACACGGAAGATGTCAACATTCCTAACAGCACTTCCAACTAACCTTGGCTTTTACAACTTAGGAACAGTGCAGGCCTATCCCACCGGTGGGACAGGAGCTACCGCTTATGGTCCTACGTCGTATTTTGGGAGTGACCCGCTACCTATACGGGCCACAGACAGTGTAAACACTGCACAGAATCTTGGAGATTTTGCTCCGTTATTCAAATCAATACCTTTAGCAGCAACACATGGCGGTAATACTCGAGTTCAATCTACGTTTTATAAATTAACGTTACTTCGTCCAAGAAGCATTATTATTACCCAGAATTACAGCACCACGTCATACGAACAAAATACAAACCGCAACACAGTTCTTTCCGTTTATAGAGTTGAGGACGGCACGCACAGACGGGAACTGCCCATCAACTCCGATGGCTACGTTTATTCTGAAACCGGTCTAAGCTACAGCGATTCTGGTGGTGATGACAGCAGCTTCAGCTATGGCTCAGATTACCCCAAAACTGCATTAGATGCGGGCGATTACATTGTTTTAATTACGAACGACATCCGTTACCTAGAAACAAATTACTCATTAACGCTCACCATTGCCGATCTTGATTGGCGTTACGACAACGAACCAGCTCAAGACTTTGGTGATTTCGGTACCACCGTCACCACTGCATCCCAGTACAGAACTTGGGAAACAGGAGAAATTGCTGGTGCTGGGTGGGATACTGACCGTTGGTACGATGTTCACACGTTAGACCCCGTTACATCCGACGTTGATTTTGGTTTCATTATTGAGCCAAAGGTTACCACACGTACCAGCGGATTGGGTTATACGCGTGCAGGGGTTTCCCCTTAACCGGATATCTGCTAACCTAACGAAAGTTAATTAGCAGGATTATGAAAGTTGTCACCCTCCAGCAACTGGAAGAAAACTTTGAATCAATCCTGGATGACGTAGCAGACAACAAAGAACATTACAGGATCCAGCATGAAGGTGGTGATGTCATGCTGATTCCTATTGAGAGCTATGACGTTCTCAAGGATGTGTACACCGATTGGGTGGAAGAACCGCAAAATACTCCACCAGTAGAGGGATTTGATCCCCAGCAGCTACCTGTGGTGGAGTACGTTGCAGAGACAGAATCTAAAAAAGATTAAGCGTTTCTGGTTGTGTTGTATCCAGGCATCCCCTCAGGGATTGTCGATTTAGCCCATGAAGGCGTCTTCATCTGTTCTTCATCGTATGCAAGAGGCGGTGCCTGGGTCGATTTTGCTAGCGCATCAGCGTAATCTTTTTGCGCTTGAGAGTAAGCCACTTGGCTTGCTTCCCTTGCCGGTGCGTACTGATCGGTAACACCTGAGTTAGCGCGGGTGTATTTATCTCCGGTTGGGAGGCTAGAGAGGTAAGTACCTGCAGCCTTCATACGAGTTTCCGCCTGACGGGCACCGATCTGCCCTGGGGTACCCGATTGAGCGTAAAGCTGTTGTTGGGCTGTATTGGTTTGCTGTTGAAGACGCCCCAAGTAGTCACCGGTCATCTGGTAAGACTCCAGTGGCTGAACCGATTGATACACTGTCGGGGGCGGAGGAGTGATAACCGTTGGCTTTGGTGACCCCATTTTGACTACTACTTCAACTGTACTGTTACACTGATTTTACTCGTGACAAACCCATAGAGATGTTGGACGCCAACGACGCCAAGGGGGCCGAGGATGACGACCAGCAAAAGTTCCGCGACTGTAATTGGCCTTCTCATGTTGATGCGTGTACTGATATGGATGAGTTTAGCGAACTTTTGTCCAAAGTGTCCACTGATGTGCTTTGGAAAGTTTTAATGACCTCCCAACAACGGATGATGGCTAAAGCTTTATGGGAGGCTTGTAACTATGGAGGACGCCCAAAACCCGGTGATTTAAAACACATGGAGAAGAAACGTGAATACGCTGAGTGGGTTTTAAGAATTGATCATCGCCAGCAATGGAATAAAGCTCAAAAAACCGTTAAGCTGTAGCAAAGATAAATGTTGTCATCAATGGAAGCAGAGGAGTGGTTGGACGAACCCTTGGAAGAGGAAGAAGAGGTATCTTTTGTTGCGCCACCTAAACCCCGGCAGTATTTGAGCTATCGGTTCAACGGTCTCACTGTCGAAGAAGTAACAGTGGAGAATTATGAAGAAATGTTGAAGGCTTCTTTGGCGGAACAAGTGAGTATGTTTATACCACCTTCTGGCAGCTTTAAGACGCCAGACCTTCGACGCTACCTGGAGTTGCTAAGAACGTACGAGACTAGTACAAATGATCTAATTCTTGGCTTTTCCCTGGCGGATCAAATCAGGATTACGTTCAGTGACATGAAGCCTGCCACAATCTGCGAGAAATTTCCAGACATTGATTTGGTCACCAAACGGCGCTATCGTTGCGTAGCCGAGTACCTTATACGGCAAGGCGAACTTGCCAAAGTTAAAGATGAAAGCGGTAAGCTAGTTAAGAAAATAGGAAACATGGGTAAGGCTGTGGTCATCTACGAGCCATTAGCCAAGATCCGCCAAACCCTCCAACGCTCCGGACTTACCGAATTTATTAAAAATGACCAGCCGACGCAAGGAACTACTCTCAAGACTGAACCTATCGAATCCAACTGAAGAAGAAAAGATCCTCACTCAGCTCACAATTGAACGGATCTGCGCTGACATGTGCGATTTCTTTGAGAGTTTCTACGCTCAAGAAGGACCAGGTGCCATGGTGTATCTCCCCAAGGCAGAGAAAGAAGAGGACAGCATGTTTTATTTGACGGTTCCTCACATGATTAACGCCTTGGATGACTTTAAGCGGCAAGAAATGGAGGGCCCGGCAGAGGTAATGCAAAAAGCTATCGCCAGGGGAGAAGCCCTAAACCCCCTCAAGGAGGCCCTTTTCATCATTCAAGATGAGAAAGAAATGTCCCTGGTGCACTACAAACGCGAACAACCGACAGGAGGACTGGGGGAGTTTGTTGTTACGTGAGCCGGAGACCTTGGTTACCTAAACGTGAATTTTTATCTCGGATCGGCAACGTTGTCGACGATTGGCTAACCCCAGTCGAATACTTACCATACATTGACGCCCTTCTAGGGGACATAGATTTAGATCCATGTTCAACCCACCTGGCCAACGATCAATTTCTAAGAGCAAAACAAATCTATACGCTCAAAGAAGATGGCCTGAACATCGAAATCCCTTGGACTGGCACAACTTATTTATTTCCGCCAACTTACGGTAGGTGTTCCTTCAATAAAGAACGTGGCACCTGGAGGTGGGGCCTAAGGGGTGGTGGCCCTTTATGCAAAGCTCCGTCTGCCATTTGGTTTGGTAGGTTAGAAAGAGAATGGAAGATGAGAAATATAAGAGAAGCGTTGTTTTTTAGCACAAACCATGAAACGATGCGGACTAACCTTTCAATTTGGAATTACCCGGTTTGTATACCAGAAAAAAGGTGTAATTTAATACACGGTAAAACGTTGACCACTATTGCTGGACCGTTTACTTGGGGATATTTTGTTTACCTCCCCCGCGCTGAACTAGGATTTAACCAAGCCGACAAATTTATTGAGATCTTCTCCCACCTTGGGAAAGTAATCTACTGATTGATGCGGTTAATGCGGCGCTGTGTCGGGCTGCGTGGGGCACCGTAAGCGTTCTTAAAGGAGTAGGTGGCATCACCAGGTCCCGAGACAACGAAGCGGTCGTCCTCTTTCCGTTCTTGCTCCAGGGGGGAGCGCTGAGCAAGCCTACGTTGGGCTACAGCTCTTGCTGCGGCTCTCTTGCCCTGCTCGTTATCTATAGCCCTTTTAGCACCACGGTAGCGGTTGTCAACGTCGTAATCAGTGCTACTCTGGTGGTTCATGGAATCATTCTGACAGCAGCAAACCCATGGAAGATCTGGTTAATAGCCCGTCACACTATGCATCTGGCGCAGTGGAATGTATTGAAGCCATTGAAGCGTCTCTAACTAATGAAGCTTTTCGTGGTTACCTGAAAGGTAACATCCAAAAGTACCTTTGGCGTTACGAAGATAAGCACGATTCTTTACAAGATTTACAAAAAGCAGCATGGTACTTGAGGCGTTTAATTGTTTTTTATGAACGTTATGGATCCTGATAAAATTCTTCACGAATACTGTCCAGAACTTCAGTTACTGGACATGTTGGACTGGTTGCAATGTACTATAGGTTTCGAGGCGAACCCAATCCCCCCTGTTCTTGATTCCAATAACGAAAAAAGCGACGAATAGTTTCTCCAGTGGGGTCCCACTCCACAACTTTTCGTTCTAGATACTCGATTGCTTTGATTTGATTGGGTGTGCCCATATAACTTTCGCCGATATTGAGCAGGCAGTGCTTCAGAAGACACTTGTGTTCAGTAAATAGCGGAACCTGATCATCTGGTGCCAAGTAAGTATTAAGTTCAACACGTCGGCGTTCTTTTAAAAATTGACTGGCGCCACGGTACACGGGATTGATGAACGGACTCCACTCTTTAATGATGGCGTTCTTACTTGCGCGTTTGTTAATTAACTTCAAAAGTTGACATTCTTTGAAATTAGCCAGACCAACACTATGTGCGTAACTCAGAAGTGCGGCACGTTTTTTAGGTGCGGTCGGCATGACAACGTAGTGTTGAACTTTATCTGCAAACTCTTCT